AAACGATTGATTATGAAGTTATTTTAGCCGAACGAAAGGCCGACTTAATTAATAGATTTCCAGATGATCAAAAACCACAGATTACAGAAGTACTTAACCGTGAAAGTGAGCCTTTGACGAAATACATTGAAGAAAATTCTTATCGTGAAACAGTGTTAAGAAATCGGATTAATACCGCAGCACGTGGCTTATTATTGGCTTATGCGGAAAAAAATGATTTAGATCAACTAGGCGCAAATTACAATGTTAAACGTCTGATTATTAAGCCTGCAGACAATACAAAAACGCCACCTGTTCCTGCTGTCTATGAATCAGATCCAGCTTTTCGTGAACGTATCCAACTTGCATTTGATTCATTGTCGGTAGCTGGACCAGAAGCAGCTTATAAAAAAATTGCGCGTGATGCTGATGGGCGTGTGGGGGATGTTTCAGTAGTTTCACCACAACCAGCATTCATTACTTTATCTATTCTACAAGCAGACTGTCA